TGCACCATCTAATGATACACCTGAATACGTAGCATTATAGATGGCATTCATCTCAGCATGGACTATAAGAGATAGTTTTATATCTCTATCATTTAATCTCTTGCTTAAATCAGATATGCCACGAGGGAATCCATTATATCCTTGTGATAAGATTTGGCCCTTAGATCCAACTACCACTGCTCCAACTTGGGTGTTAGGATCTTTTGACCATGTAGCTACTTCTTTAGCGAGTTTAAGGTATCGCTTGTACCATTTATTAATCGCTGCCATCGATGAACTTAAAATGCCTTTCATAAACATGAAGAGATGCTACGTTCCAATAGATATCACCTATCTTAAGATCTAATAAGTGTTTATATCCGCTTCTTAAGTATTCCCATACTTCAAGTAATACATGCTTTTGCCATGCATAATCATTCTTATAACCAAACACTGCATCGTTTGATCTCATGTTAACCATAGCATGCAATTTGCAATCTCTAATTAGATATTGAACTGTGTTAGTGCACATGAAGTCAGACATACCATCAGTATTATAATCATCGTGCATGGTTGGTCTTGTATATATCATTGCAGCACGACGAGAACCTGGATTACGAGCTAGCTCATCTACAACTTTTATAAACTGTGAACCATTCTCTTTAGAATATATACACCAACCATAGTTTGAATTGATACGACCAGATGTAGATGCGACCATCTTCCAGATTTCTGGTGGTCCGCCTGGGATGTCATTAACGTTTAACGACATAGACTTATACCAAGCTAATTCTCTTTTAACATAGTCTTCATTGACTGAACCAAAGATTGCTGGTTGATTAGCAAAGAATGCTGCATTCATGATCTCGACTGTCTTGACACCAGTCTTATCAATCACAAACTCTTCCATCTTTAATTTTTCTTTAAAGATGTTTCTAATATTACTTACGCCATACACCGTACTCATTGGCCTGCACCATGTTTTGGAAATTTAATTGTCTTTGGTTTATTAAAGATGTCTTTATCTGGATCTTGACCAGGGATTTGACCACGACAATATGCTACCACAAAGGATGCATAGTTAATCATGTCAAGCGCAGAGTCTTCGACTGATTCATAGTTCGGTTGACCACCGGCTTCTTGTGCTTCAAGCACTGAAACCATTCTAAGGTATTTTGCTTTGATGATATCAAGGATTGTCCATACGCCATGCTCATAGTAGTCGGCTTGTTGTACCCGACTTGCAGCATTGTTATAGTCATTGCCTTTCTTTTCTTGGATATCGGCAGCTTCTAATAAGATAAGTGCCGACGGTCTTGAATATTGCTTTGTCATAATATAACTCCCATGTTATAATAGTATAATACCACGTATTGTATATAAAGTAAAATTATTTTTACGGATTGTATGTATTTAATTCCTGTAGTTGTTTAGCTTTTAACTTAGTAATTAATGTAAAGTTTTCAGGATCAGATGGTATAATATATTGATTACCTACTACAGTATAAGATCTATGATTCTTTACTAGTAGCATCTTACCTTCAAACTCTTTATCATGATATGAAGGAGGTGTCCTAACTACTAATATCAACCAATCAGCAGCTTTTATTGCATCTAAAGTATCACCGCGTTTACCTAGCGTTAAACCAAAATAGTTCTTAGTAACATAACGAGATACAGTCTTAACTTGGGTTTTCTTAGAATCGCCTAACTGTGGATCTATGATAAGCATATCCCATGAACCCATCCTTTTAGGATTCTTTAACGTTAAGAACCCAATAGATTCAAAGTATTGTATGACAAGCAATTCACCATGCCAACCTTGACGAAGCTTATCATTGTCACACCATATAGGGAATTCTAAGTTAGTCATAGATCTTTTCAAATGCACCAATATTATCTTTATGTGTTGGTGCTGTCCACCCTGCAGGTTTAATAAGATCTGGTAAACCAAGAGGGTTTGGTCTTGATTCTTTGATACCGATCTCTTTACTGATGTTCGCCTTATATACTCGATCCCATGCCATATGAGCATCGATACCAAATAGATCTAATGTGCCAATAGCAAATACTGATAGGTCGATCAATGCGTCAACTGCATCATCTCCATTGTTTGCAGCTTTGAGTTCGTCTAGTTCTTCTTGTAAACATGCAATACGAAACTGTAAGAATTCTGCAAGTTTATTTGAATCCATTCTTGACACGACTTCTCGCACACCAAACTTTGCATGCATGTCGTTCATATCTTTTACCCAATTTTGACTCATATTACTCCTATCCAAAAAATAATTCAAGCGATGCTTTTTCTTCAGCATGCCAACCTAGAGGTTCAATAACTATTTGTAAGGCATCTAGGAATACCTTTTCAAACTGTAGATCATAATTTATGTATTCATCCAATCCAAATTCTTTTGGTAACACATTGTTGAATGCGATGACGTTCTCGTTTATAGGGTTTGGTGTCTTAAGATACACGAACTTAATCTTATTGCCATTAGTGATAGGTTCATACTTACGCGTGAGACCTTTCATCTTTAGGTAATGATTAAACAATAATGCACCTCTGACTTGGATCGGTGTGCCCTTCTTGTAGATCGGTGTACCGCTGTATTCTTTTAAGGAAGAAACCGATCTAGGAAATGCGACATCAGCAACAGAGAGTGTCTCGAACTTCTTCTTGAATTCACGGACGAATGCCTGAAGCGATGCTTGATCCTGATGCAAGATGACCTCCAATGCATCCTTGAGTTTCGTGCGGACGACTGCAGGTGTCGACGATTTGACCATTTCAAGGCCCATAACTTTAATCTTAGGTTTCGCATATTGAACTCCTTCGGAATTATGTACGTTTAACACGTATCGTTTCTTGGCAACCCATATCGCTTTGTCTGCAAGCACTTCGCGTTTCATCTGCATCTTCTGTGCATATGCATTCATGTATTCTGCAAGTTCTTGGTATCCACCATCGATGAATGGTTGCATGACCTGTTCACATGTCTTATCCATGAACTTAATCTTTTCTTCAGTGCTTTTACCAGCGCATACCTTCTCAACGAGGTCTTCAAGCGTTAGATAGATTGAGTCGGTATCGATAGCTATTACATAGTCTTTGTCTTCAGTCTTCAAGGTCTTGTTCATGAAGTCATTAAGCTTGTTAGCCATCCATCGAATAGACAACTGACCAGATAAGGTGATACCTTCTGCGATACGTAGATCATAGTATCTAAAGTACTTATTACCAATAGCACCGTAAGCTGAGTTCAGAGCAATCTTCATGGCCATCTGTAAGTTTTTGAGGCGAGAGATGTCTTTGACCAGCTGTGGATCTTTGTTATGTTCGTATTCTTGTTCGGCCTTTAACATCTGCTTCTTAAACTTAGAACGATTGTTATACATCTCTTCCATTAATGCAGGTAGGAAGCCACGCTTTTCTTTAGTAAAACACCAACCATTACCAGATGTTGATAGGCCGACAGGTACATTCATAGGAGTTTTAGTTAATAGTTTATCCACGTTTGTATCGATACGAGTATCAGTCAATGTTTCAGGTGACATGTTATACTGCATGATAAGGTGTGGATACAGAGAGTTAAGATCGAACGATGCAACCCACTTATGAGGACCGGTTATTGGATCCTTGACGTATGCGCCTTCGAATACCTCTGACTTACCGTTCTCTTCTTTAAGAGGGATGGTGATCTTACGTTCATACAGATAATTGAATATGATACAGTCCCACATCCTAACAGGAGAGAATACATCTTCATAGTTTACTTTAGAGCTATAAGCTAGAGTGTAGACAAGCTCGATAAGCTTCATCTTATCTTCTAACATGTCAACGAGTTCGGTATCATGGATGTTATAGTCTACGAACGTCTTCCAATGGTTTGTGTAGAAGTCTTTGAAGTTATCCTCAGGATTTTCAAGCTTCTTCTTATTGAGTTCGACACTTGCGATGTAGTTTAATGCATAAGACTCTTGATTAGTATAGGTAAACTTCTTGTAAAGGTCCATATAATCTAAGACTGATATGCCAACGAATGAATATGATTGGATAGTTGTACCACCACCGACATAGGCTTTCTTATCATTAACGATACCCCACGGCGACATGCGTTTGACATACTCGTCACCTAATACAAGACGGATTCGATTAACTAGATATGGGATATCAAAGCCGTTAATATTCCAACCAGTGACCACATCAGGATAGTTGTTAGACCAAAATACAACAAACGTCTTGAGTAAGTCTGCTTCGTCTTTACAAAACATATACTTGACATCTTTACGATCAGTCATGTATGGACGAGAGCCAAACGTTACTATTTGTTTATGATGGTTGTCTTTAATAGTGATGAGCAACACTTCTTCGTTTGCTTCTTGGATATTTGGGAATCCATTCTCGGTTGCAGTCTCGATGTCGATTGAGAATAGCTTGATAAGATCCTTATCCCAATTTATAGTCTTAGGATAAGTCTCTGTGATGTATTGGTATTGGAATTGCGTTTGACCGTAGAACGTAAAGCCTTCTACATCTTTATAACGTTCGACATACTCCATACCTTCTTTGATTGATTCAAATTTGGTTGGAGATACTGGATTGCCTTCTAATGTATTCCAATCAGAAGCTTCTTTGGCTGGTACAAATAATGTAGGACGATACGGCACCTTACTCTTGAATGCTTGACCATTATTCACATAACGGAGCAATAGAGAATTGCCGTACTTGACTACGTTCGTATAGAATCTACTCATGATAACATTATACCATAATTGCTAATTAAAGTAAAATATTTTACCAATGTCTGATAATCCCAGCTACTATGAATATGCATGTAGCTAAGTTTACGCATGCTATGATAGTCCTAAGTATTGTAACTTTGTCAGATTCTCTATCACAGTCAGTGGCTTTCTCACCTAATGCTTTAGCCCATAATCTCCATAGTCCACCGCGTTGGCGTGCTTTGATAGACTGATCTATGCGTACATCTAATGCCCTATTATACTCATCTTCTGATGTCATTTTATACTCCTAGACGAATCCGCTTCATCTTTGTCTTCACGGATCTCCACAAAGATTGGGAGGAATAAACTCTCATCTTCGTGTTTGCTCCTAATACGAGCGTTGTACTTGACAGCCACCACTTTACCGACGACATCTTGCTTCTTAATCTTTTTCCGATCTTCATCATTAAATCCACTCCCGACTTTAACTTTAATAATACCATCCTCTGATTCACAGACTAGGGCCCCCAACATGCCTTCATACTTACCGATGCCGTCTTCAATGTCGACGATCTTCAAATCGCATTCTAATTCACCTTTAAACTTAATCAGTGCCTTAGATCTTTTATTTTCCCAAGGAGCGTTCATATCTTTGAGTATGATACCTTCCTCACCTTGGTCGTAGTACTCTTTAAACTTAGCTTGTGCCTCATCGATATTTTCTACAATGAAGTTAGGCACAATGCTAATCTTATCTGCTTCTTTAAGTCTAGCAAACCTATCTTTATATGATGTAGGACAATAGCTATCAACAAAATACATATATGGAATGATGTCCCATATTGTAGCATGAACCATTGCTGCTTCAACGTCTGATATAGTACCCTTACCTGCTTTATTTAGGATACCATTACCAGTTTGTCTATTCAATGTGCCGCTGTCGTCTTTAACTAATAGTTCACCATCAAATACAGTGTCTATGCCATTAGCAAGCTCTACGAATTCTTTTTCAAGGTTGCCTAACAAGTCGATCGTCTTACCATTGCGAGACTTGAATTCACATTGACCATCTCGAACGACTGCGTTGAATCTCATACCATCCATCTTTAATTGGACCATTGCAGGCCATTGGATCTTATCTACTAACTTCTGTTCATATTGTGATGCTAACATACATGGATAGTCTACGACCAAGCCAAGCCATACATCGTTGGCTGTCGCAGTAGATACACCACATTTCAGGTCCTTTGCTATGATGCGTTCAAGCACCTTAGCATTTTTCGGAGAGAGTGAAGTAAGGACCTGAGTGAGGTGTTCTATACCAGCATGACCAGTGACGGTCCTACTGGATAACTCAAACAGTTTATCCATTGCTTGTACAAGGCTATCACTCCCAGCTGCCTTGTACTTTGGAATCTTGCGAATATAAAATTGTGTAAAAGGATCTAATGCTAGTCGTACGACTTCGCGTAGGACTAGATTATCTTTATGCTCGTTAAGCTTATTAATTTTATAGTTCCTCGACGGATTTGCAGCGAGGTCTTCTAAGATATCAAATACTTCCAACTTATCTCCTATAGATATAAACATCAAGCTTAGTTGCATTTTTGATACCGCCAACGATAT